TATACAATAATGAGAGACTCGAGAGGAATAAATCAACCTCTAATCTGGGTATAGCAGGAATAATAAGGACAGCTCATGATAAACTATTTAATTCTAATGAGTTAACCCCTGTTAATCAATCAGAAGATACTTAGACTGTGAGTAACTAACCCATAGTCTAACTAATAAATTCAATGAGTTATACAGCTAACACACCGGATAGCAATAGGATCGAGGAAAAGCTAATAGTTATGGATATTTTTGGATCTAACGAAGGGAGGGGGGGGTGTGCTGTTTCCGCTCTTCAGACTCAGTAAATACCCTCTTTATCTGTAGCTAAAATAAAAAGGAGTCTATTCCCAATAAAATCATTAACTTAAATAGAATAGCTAAAGTAGAACTTGAGAGAGTTTAGCAAATGCTACACTTTCTTTAGTAATATTAGAAAGGAGGATAGTTTAGTAAGAAAGAGGTATTAATGAATACAGAAAGAGGAGGAAAGAAGTGAAAATATTAAAGATTTTACCAATGTTAGGAGTAGTTTTAGCTCTATTCTTCGTAGTGAGTGTAGCTAGAGCCGATAGGATAGTAAGCGATCCTTGGATTACAGGTACAGATAAGCTTCCAGAAACTTGTGAAATGGCTAAGAATGGAGGGAATTTCTCTAGTTTTCCAGTAGAAACTGTAGCTAATGGAGTTAGGTGCTCTATTCCGGTTACAGGAGACGACTACAAAACTGTAGTTTATTCAATCAAAGCTTGTAAGGGGGTACTTTGCTCTAATGCAATCCCTTTCGAGCCTGGGAAAGACATTCCAAGAGATCCTTCAGGCTTAAAATTATTGGGGAATTAACTAATGGAGAGTTGAATCATGAAGATAGCGAGTCTCTTAGTGGTCTTTCTCATCCTAACAGCCACGATCATAACTAACCTGGACGAAATTTATGTTTTCAACGGTCAGGTTTATTACAACGAGATCTGTACTGAAGGGAAGATTAAATTTAAAGCTTCTGGAGCTATCGTAGTTGATGGACTGACTCATAATATTCATTATACTACGAGACCCTATAACGGAACTTGTGAACAATTTTATGCTCAGTCTGAACTAGGAGGGGGGAGGTAATACCCCCCCTTCTTTTAAAGCTAAGGTCTGCCATTTATTAAGCCCCTCCTTAACTAGTTGAATCAACTTGCAATTTTTTTCTGAATAGCTCTAAAACCTAAGAGGGAGTTAAGCTGTACCTTCACGCGCGCGCGCGTAGATGTACTATGTAACTAAGTACATTGAGTCTTTAAACTAAGCTAAATAATAATATATATAATTAAATATATATAATTAAACTAAGCTAAGTATTAATTAACTAACTAAAGCTAGTATTAATTATTTCTTTCTTATCTAAATAATTAAGTCTAATTATTTATCTAAGAAGAAATAATTAACTGTCTACGACAGGGTTTTGTTCTTTAATAAACCTAACAATGGCAAGCCTTTAAGATTTTACTAACTGGCTTGCTGAATTTCTGTACTCTTATCCCCCCAAAGGTACGCCCGTACCCCCCCTTCTCTCAACGAGCAAACATTTTTGGGAGTAATCTTTAAGATGAAACCAAAACGCTACACACAACCTACCTCTACAACCGAAACCCCCTTTGAGGTTATCGGAGAAGATATATTTCAGCGTTGGATAGTAGACCCTGTTTCATTCATCCAGGAAATAATTATTACCCCCTATAACGAAGTCACGAAGATGAATGTAATCATGACTACCCAACAGAAAAACGCAATCGAAGCAGTAGCAGAGTTAGTTCAAGCTAGACTCAAGAAATTCAGAAAACTCCCCTTGACTGAGAGAGAAGTTGAGCTAAACAACAAATTCGGAGTTTCAGTCATGGCAGGAAAGGGTCTAGGAAAAGACGGTTTAGCTTCCTGGCTAATTATTTGGTTCCTGAGCTGCTTTCCAAACTGTAAGATCCCTTGTGTCTCAGTCTCTCAGGATCAGCTGATGAAGGTTCTTTGGAGTGAAATAGCTAAGTGGTTAGCTTATTCTCCTGCTAAGGCCTGGTTGACACTACAGAGCGATAAAGTCTTCTTTAACGAAGTAGATGATGACTTAAAGGGAAAACAGTGGTTTGCATTCCCTAAGACAGCTAGCCCTAAGAGTAGCGTAGAGGAGCAAGTTGAAACCCTCTCCGGTATTCACGCTGACTACATGATGATCGTCATAGACGAAGCAAGCGGTATTCCTGATCCTGTCTTTCACCCTCTTGAGGGTACTATGACTCAGCCCTGTAACTTTGCTTTCATGATCTTCAACCCTACTCGATCTAAAGGCTACGCTATAGACTCTCAGTACAAAAGCTCTGAGTATTGGCTAACTCTTCGGTGGGATGCTGAGGAGAGCGAGATAGCAGACCGTCAGGTTATCGAGAGGGTAAGAGAGAAGTACGGAGTAAACTCAACCCCCTGGAGAGTCAGAATTAAAGGCTTACCTCCTCTAGTAGACGAAGACACGCTTATCCCTATGGATTGGATCATGGATGCAGTTAACAGAGACTTAAACCCTCTTGAGAATGACCCTGTAGTTCAGGGAGTAGACTGTGGAGCTGGAGGAGACTTTAGCGTAGTGGTAACGAGAAAGGGAGGAGCAGTTAAGCCTATTAGGAGAATGAAAACTCCAGACTCTCAAACTCTGATTAACTGGGTAGAAACAAGCATACTCGAAGAGAACCCCGATACAGTCAGGGTAGATAACATCGGTATCGGTTGGGCTGTATACGGAGCTTTATCTGACAAGTTTGGATCTAAAGTAGAGTCAGCTGATGCTAGGAAACAAGCAGGGAATATAGACAAGTTCCACAACAAGAGAGCTGAAATGTACTGGACTCTCAGAGAGAAGTTTGAGAAGGGCTTAATCTCTATCCCTGATGACTCTGACCTGATAGACGAGCTGAGCGCTATTAAAGTTTCCTACGAAGCTCAGGGAAAGGTCAAGATAGCTGATAAGGCTAAGTTGAGACAGGAGATAGGACACTCTCCAGACGAAGCTGATGCTTTAGCTATGACTTACTACTTTGATGATATTCCTACTCTCAGATCTAGAAAAAATCCCTACTGTCACAGAACGGAAAGCTCACCTAGTCCTTTAGGTTGGATGCACTCTTAAGGAGATACTTAATGGCAATAGAAAATAAAGACGAATTTTTAAACTTAGCTAGAACGAGATTTCAGATTATAAATACCGCTGAGTCTCATATCAGACCCGCAGCTTTAGAGGATCTGAAGTTTGTCTACAACGTAGAGGAAGGGCAATGGCCTAGTGAAGTACGAGCTGAGAGAGAGAAGGATCGTAGACCCTGCCTTACTTCGAACAAGCTCAGGAAGTTCGTAGCTCAGGTAGCTAACAGAGCAAGAGACGAAAGGCTAGGGGGTAAGGTAAAACCTGTAGACGATAAAGCTGATCCTAAAGTAGCTGAGATTATGTCAGGTTTAATCAGGTATATCGAGTTTTCTAGCAAAGCTGATGAAGTTTACGCTGATGCTGGAGAGAAAGCTGTAGCAGGGGGATTTGGTTATTTCAGGATTACTACGGAAGAACCTGATTACTCTTTTGACCAGGAGATCTTCTTACGGAAGATAGAGAACCAGTTTTCAGTTTATCTCGATCCTAAGAAGGAATTTGCCTTTATCCGTGAGGGAATGCCTATACCTGAGTTTAAAGCTAAGTATCCTGATAAAGCCCCTACGAGCGTTGACTCCCAGGGAGAAGGAGACTCTGATCTTTGGTATGACTCAGAGAAAGTTTATATAGCTGAGTATTTCTATAAGGAAATAACTAAGATAGAGTTAGCTAAGTGTGTGAATATGACTACAGGAGAGATTAACGTTATTGAACTCTCCGAAGAAGTTACGGAAGATGCCTTAGCTCAACAGGGTTACATGGTAGTTCAGAAGAAAGCTAAGAAGGTCAAGAAAGTTAAATGGGCTAAGATCTCAGGGTTTGATATACTCGAAGAGGGAGAATGGCCTGGGAGTGAGATCCCTATTATCGAAGTTGTAGGAGACTACGTTAACATTGCAGGGAAAGCTTATAAGCGCTCTTTGGTGAGGGATGCAAAAGATCCTCAGAGGGCTTACAACTTTTGGCTAACTCACATGACGGAGACGGTAGCGCTAGCTCCTAAAGCTCCTTACATAGTAACTCCTCAAGAGATTAAAGGTTTTGAGGATATGTGGAACTCAGCTAATCAGAAGAACTTACCTTACCTCCTATATAACGCTCAAGGACAGAAGAAACCAAACAGAGAGTCTCCTCCTACCGTACCTACCGGAGCAGGACAAATGTTGCAGATCTCAGCTGGAGATTTACAGGATACGATAGGAATGTTTGAGTCTAGCTTTGGAGCGCGTTCTAACGAGCGTACCGGAGCAGCTATTAAAGCAAGGGCGAACAGGAGTGACTTTGCTGTATTCCATTTCCACGATAACCTCAAGAGAGCAATCATTGAGACTATGCGCCAGTTGATTGAAATTATCCCCAAGGTTTACGATACCGAGAGAAGGGTAAGGATCTTAGGAGAAGAAGAGCAGGAAGTTCTTGTAGATATAAACAAGAAGATTATTAACCCTGAAACTGGAGAAGAAACAATCATTAACGATCTCAGTATAGGGAAGTATGATGTTGTTCCTGGTATGAGGTTATTCTCTACTCGAAGGGAAGAGTCAGCTCAAGCAATGGCAGAAGTGATGCAAGCAGCTCCTAATATAGCTCCTCTTATGCTTGATCTTCTTTTTGAAAATCAGGATTGGCCTAAAGCTGACGAGATTAAACGGAGACTCCAGAAGTATATGCCTCAGCTCTTAGGAGCTAAAGGTGGAGAACCTGGTGGAGTAGAAGGTGGAACTGAAGCATAAACGAGCAAATTTGTTCCCTAATATATAGAAGGTAGTAAAAATAAACATGGAGATCTTTTATGTCTGAAGAAGCTTTGAACGCAGAATTAGAACAGGAAGTCGTTCACCCTGAAGATGCGCCTAAAGAAGAGGTAGAGTCGCAGCCTACCGAAGAAGAAGGTTTTTCCCTTGAGAAGTTAGCTAAAGAGCTAGAGGAGAAAGAGACTCCTCCGGAAGAAGAAGGGAAAAAGAAAACCGCAGGGAAAGTTCAAGAGCGTATTGACAAACTTACCTGGGAGAAGTGGGAAGCTAAAAGGGAAGCAGATCAACTTCGGAAGGAGCTTGAAGAATTCAGGAATACTACTACTGTAGCTCCTGCACAAAGACCTATCCCTCCTGTAGAAGATGATTTTGACGATCCCAATGAGTACCGCAAAGCCAGGGTTAAGTACGAAGATGAGATCTTCGCTTGGAACGAAACAAGACGTAACACTGAACTAGAGAAACAGCGGTCACAAGAGAGTTTCCAGGAATCTCTCAAGGCTTTCAACAAGAGAGCTGAAAGAATGAGGGCTAAGTACCCTGATTTTGACGAAGCTATTAGTGCTCCGATATTCTCTCCCGCAGTTAGTCAGGAAGTTCTTGACAGCGAGTATGGAGCTGAGATCGGTTACTACTTAGCTAAAAATCCTGATGAGGCTTTAAGGCTTTCTTCTTTGCCTCC